GGAGGGGATGGGGGAGAAACTACTCCACCATACTCATCTGCACCGGCATCACAATTTGTGCCTACAGGCCGCGCTTCACCGTCAATATCCTGTGTCGGGCAACCGCCAGCTACAGAGCCAGGAGGCACTACGTTTTTAGCAGAGGCGCCTGAAGTTAGATGAAAGTCGTAATTTGCAATATCTGTGAAGTCTAGCGTGCTGTTTACAATTTCAGTTGGATCACATTGATCCGAGCTAGTCTTGACGTTGTACGACATAGTTAAGTTAACTACCCAGGCGTCTAGAGCAGTGCATTGACTTCCACCAGCGTTCGTTTTTATTCCAGCCATGTAATTGCCGGAAACAATCATGTTGTCAACCATCGGCTGAGCACAACTGCCATTTTGGTCGTCCAAGTTGAACTGACCAACATTTGTGTTAAAGCGAATCAAAAGTGTACCCGTATAACGATTACTGGTATTTTGGCATGTAAATTCTACAGGTACAATATCACCGAAAGTACAGTAATTTGGCGAACCGGGGTTGCGACAGTTCTTGTCAAAGAAGTTGTTTTCAAGTGTCAGATTATTAAATGTCCCCTGCCTTGGATCAGAACCTTGAAATTTAATGTCGTACTGCGCGTTGTTGTAAAACTGCGAGTTACGAATTACAAGGTTGTCACCCGGCCGCCAGTGGATGTGCTCCATGTGCGGGCCTGTGTTAAATCCTGTCTCAGCGCCACCTGCCATTACAATTCCATCTAGGAGAATGTTGTTCGCCTCAGAGTTGGGCGGAAGGCAGGTGGCCGACACGTCCGACCATACTTTGCTTGTGTTGTTGTCAAGACCATGGTATAAGCCCCCGAGCATTGCGATCTTGCTCGTACTCCCGTCAATGAAATACCCGCTCGCGTCCATATCCTCAGCTATCACGCCGGTTGTGACAACGGCACAAGAGGGGCTAGTAATACTGATGCCGACAGTAGCGGGTAACCACTCATCGACACCTATGCAAGATGGATTACAACCCCGGCCAGCGTAGGAAAGTGTAGTGAAGCCGACCAACGCGATACCGTTGTCTTGAATTTTGATCGGAGCGGCCCCTTGCGTCAGGTTGGTGAAAGTTACATCGCCGTTTGATTCGCGGAAAGTAATACAACCTGTGAAAACTCCAGTTGTCCAATCGCAGTTAGCCCCCGAGTCGGCGGAACCATCTATGTCCTGCACGCCGCTGTATGCTGCCGATCTGACGCGAACAAGGTCGCCAGGTTGTGCTTGACCATTGGAGGCGTCAAGAGTTGCACACGCACTAGCATCAGCATAAGCGATGCGAGTAGCAGAGCGCGTACAAGTTCCACCATTAGAATCCATCCATACGTTTGCTAAATTCAACCCATCGTCCGGGCCTATAGTCAAGCGTGCGCTACTTGGAGGCGGAGGCGGAGGAGGAGGCGGCGACGACACAATATCTTGCCCTTTCCAAACAACAGCCCCACCTGTAATTACAACAACAGCAGCGAGCACGGCAAGCGTCGCTCCTCTAATACTCTTTTTTGGCGTCTTAGGACTCATGCGTAATGGTAATATTCAATTCGTAGGGTTATTACACCTATCTCATTTATAGCTTTGAAAGTTCCAGGTGAAGCACAGCCCATTTCCTCATGGTCTTTCAATCTTTTTCCTACGCTTGCGGTTGGTGATGCTGCGCCATGTTGCCAATATCGAGCTACCGCATCTACAGTATCACCTTCAGCGTAAATCAAGGCGTGCGTTGCTGAACCAGGAACCGTCAAAGATAGTGCAGCATTGGTCAACGGAAGACTTTGCACACCGTCAAACACACGAACGTCTTCACCGGCCAAAGCTTCCTGTAAAAGCCGCCCACCAACATCTTTGAAACCAACTGTTCTTGGAACCCCAAACCAATCGGTTACTACAAGGTCATTAGCCATATTCCCTTCCTATCCTGAAATTCCAGTTTTTACCAGCACTGATCTTTTATCATCAGCACCAACTAGAACAGATTTATGGAAATTAGTTTTACGAGGAACATTGAAGGCTTGGTCAAACCCAGTTCCATAATCGTCAGCAACAAACAGATTGCCAAAGAAAGCAAGTTCAATTGCAATTCCAATATCGTCAACAAGATGTGCAACCAAAACTGTTTGAGTTTGAGTGCCGGTAGCAACATCAGTTACCGTAATTGAAATTAACCCATTCTCTACACCATTGCCTCCATCGTTAACAAAGTTGACAGTAACAACGCTGCCTGAATCAGTTCCAGTTCCACCATCCGTTGAAGACTTTTTAGTGTCTGTCTCTAGGTTGGAGGAAGATACTCCAAAGAGAAGATCAAAAGATTCAATTACACGAGCACTGATACTGTCAATTCCTGAACCATCGTCACTGACATTTTTGATTATGCTGTCAAGTTCAACACCTTCACCAATTTCACTGACGATGATTCCTATTGCGAAAGCGTCAATGCTGCTACCCGAATCGTTAAGCTCGCGCGTAAAGACAATTTCATCAGTAAACGATCCTACTTCAGACAGGGTTATTGAAATAGTTGCATTATCTGTACCTATTCCAGTATCAGAGCTACTAGTCTGGAAAACCCCGGTGTCAGAAGCTCCTGTATCGGCACCCGATCCAGTGTCCGCAGCAAATAGCCTGATATTTACATTTTCGGCACCTGAGCCTACGTCACTGAGCGCATAAGCCGCAACAAGGGTCAGAACATCTACACCCACACCCACGTCAGAGAGGCTGTAAGGCGCTGTAAGAGCCGCCGCATCGGTCAGAGCGCCTGAATCTACCCCTACCAACGAGAGGGCCGCAGAATCGCTTACAGCGCCGGTGTCAGAAAGCCTCAGGGAGATAGCTGGCGCATCTGTTCCTGATCCCGCATCTACCGCTGTAATTACAAACGCTGCACTGTCTGTACTCGCACCTACATCGGAAGCAACGAGATTGAGCTTGCCAGTATCAGAACCGCTTCCTGTATCAGAAGCTACAATTACAAAACCAGTAAAGTCTAAGCCTGTTCCAACATCGCTAGCAACGAGGCTCAGAGAAGCAATGTCAGAACCAGAACCTGTGTCAGTGCCGACAAACGCTTGCGCGAGCACTGATGCATCTGCACCCGAGCCGGTATCTGAAGCAACAATAAAAATCCTAGAAGTGTCTACACCTACCCCTGTGTCACTGACAGGAAGGTTGAGAAGACCTGTATCTGCTCCCGATCCTGCTTGTGTTGACGTAATATTTACTGACTGATTTTCAGTTCCCGTTCCTGTGTCCGCTGTTGCCGATGGACTGACTTTCGAGCTATCTGTTCCTGTTCCTACATCAGAACCCAGGAATATCGGAATTTCAGTATCAGTCGCAGTTCCAGAATCAGAAACAGTAATGCGAAGCAGCAGGTTATCTGTACCCGAACCTGTGTCAACAACTGTAATCCTAATAGAAGCACTGTCTGTACCCGTTCCTGTCTCAGTACCATTTACAGGAACAGGGGGGGCGCTGTAGAGTGATTTGTAAAGACCATTACGCTTACGCCAGGGAGCATCAACAGGAGGCTTGATTCTCCCGGCGTAAGGTCGAGGGAAGTTTACAACTACTCTAGGAAACCGACTAAACATTCAGTCTACGGCACTTCCATTACTAGTGCTGTAGCTGACAATTGCATATCGTCCGCAGGAGCAGCGGCAATTCGCAAGCAGAGAAGGGCGGCACCTGAAGTCCAAAGCCAATCTTCAGGGGGCAACCACATTTCATGCCCGTTCCTTACCTGGAATGAATCACCGGGCCATACATCTACGGCTGTACCTACTGAAGCAACAACATCATTCAGAATTTCACAACCAAAACCAGCAGCCGCATCATTAGGTGAAAGCGGCCTTGGTGTAATTGTTGTTGGAGCACCTGATCCCGAAGTAGTATGCCCTTGAACCCACTTGAACCTGATCCACTCTTCCTGGGCTTCACCAACTTCTGTAATTGCTTTGATAAGCCAACCTGTTACAGCAATTGGTTTATCTGTAGCAGCATCCAATTCAAAAACATCAACGTCACCGTCACCAACAACCCATGCTTGATTTTCAAATCCGACAGAATACTTTCGTGGCATTTACATTCTCCTTCTAGTCAATGCTCTCTGTGAAGCCTTCCTCTCTAGCTGTGGAGGGCCGACAGTAATTGCTGAAGGCATGAAGGCAACATACGCACCCATGAAATCACAAACTCCGATAGCTGCTCCCGCGTCTGTTTTTCTAATTGCAAGAACCAAAGGGTCTGAGACTGTTACTACAGGATATTCAATTGGAGGGTTTGTCTTCCAACGCCAGTTGGTCGGCCAAGCTCCTACAGCGCCAGCGTTTCCACCAAACTGTGAAATAACGCCATACGTTTCAATGGGGTTGGCCTGAGCACCAAATGACCCACTCGGCGATCCTGTAGCTACATCTTCACCGTGGCTAGCAATTGTTGTAATTGCAGTAATAGTATCTAGTGCTGAAATTCCATTCATTGAGTAGCTTCTGCAAACGCCCCGATACTCGTCAGTTGGATTGTCCGCTGTCGTGTCCCCACATTTAATTTGCGAGGTATTTGTCTTTGAAGCCGAAGCCACTCCAGCCGGAGGAATGTTGCTTACAGCAGCGGCAAGGGAGGTAGTTCCACCCGCTCCACCCAACCACGACCCAATTTGCTCATCGGAGTTAGGGCACAGCAATATAACCTGTTCCTCATCCGGCCAACTATTATTTACACTTCCTTGTGAATCATTTGCAACTACATCGTCCAAGTGCATGACCTTGTCTGCACCTGGCACGTCTATCCATCCTATTCGAATTGTTGGCCCGAGCTTGGGGTTGGCAAGGTTTCCATTTGCAACTGAAACTCCATCGAGCCGAACCTCAGCCGATGAGATTAAAGAGCTAGCACTGTTAGTAGCCCTGATTGCAATTCTGTACCAAATGCCAGTTGTCAACGTAGCTACCGAATCAGAGCCAATTTGCACTCCTGCTCCATTGTCAAACAACTGAATTTTTCCAGCAGCAGTAAGACGAACAGAAACACAAGGTACTGCTCCTGAGTAAAGTTGCATAATCTGAACAGTGCTGGCAGGCAAAGTGTCAAAATAAAAATACCCTTGTAAATAAAAAATCCGGTTAGCAGCCGTTGTGAAGTTGGTTAGTGCTGAAACCCAAACTCCTGAGTTGCTAGCCGTGGAATCAAGTTTACAAGATGACGAACCTGATCGGCTTATCGCTGAATCCTTTGTAGCTTGACCAACTGCGGAAGTAGAAAAAAGGCCATCAGGAGGATTGGTATCTTGACCAGTAGCCTTCATAGCTATTTCATAACCGCATTGAACAACCCTAGACACTTTATCCTCCCATAAAAGTCAAAGCCCTTGTCCTACGAGAGAAACAAGGGCTTTGACTATTTGCGCTCCTGACTTTGAAATTACGACAGTGTAACTTGCCCGGTAAGCGTCCACGTTCCCGACGCCTTCGTTCCGAGGGACTGAACCTTTCGGTTAATGTTCTTGTCAGCACCGGATGAATTTCTAACGCTCCACTCGTTCCAAGCGTAGTTCGCTTCACCCGTGAGAAAGTCACTCTGCCATGCCATAGTTTGGTTTGTCCGAATCGGGTAGGTGGCATTCATACCCTTGAAGAGCTTGTTGGTAGCTGCCTGTAGATCGACCTGAGCAGCCGCCTCAGCCGTCGCGGAATCGCCTACACCGATCTGTGCGTTCGCATTGTTAGCAACCGTACCACCCGCCCCAATCAGAAGATCGAGGATAAGCTGAATTCCCTCATTGAGCAGAAGGTTCCCAGGAACCTCTTCCTCAATTTCAGCGGGAATCATAAGTGCTCGCAACTCAGCAGAGTTAATTTCACAGTCCTTACCCTTGCCGAACTTCTTACGAGCGAATGCTACAGCTTCCTCGCTCCATTTTTCACAAATCCACAAGAAATCCCATCGGCCTGACTCAACCGTTGGAATTACTACACCACTAGCTGTAACTGCTTCCATTTATCTTCCCTTTCTGAATTACAAGTAGCCTCCCCGCCGAGGCTACCTGAAATATTACGGAAGTGTAACCTCTTCGACCGAATTAGCAATGTCAGCATACACGCCTCGCCGTGCTCGACCGACCTGCTGACCTTCAATAAGCCTTGAAATATCCGCAGGCCCAAGGTCAACTCTTAGATCGTGATGAACGAATTCCTTCATCTTCATCTTCGGCATAATGAAATATGCCTTACCCGCTGTAACTCCGGGGTACACATAAGACTTAACACCATTTACAACAGTCTGTCCGTTGTAATAGATAATGGCATCAAGCGGCACACGGGGAAGCGGGTTTCCAAGCGCGTCACGAACCGGAGTAAGCAACGCATCCTCGATCTGGAACCTGTTAGCCTCGTTAGCCAAAATTACAGACGGAGTACGCTGCGGTGAAGCAAGTACAGACTCAATATATGCATCCCTGAATGTATTGAGCGTCTTCTCCTGAATCGTTGCACCTACAGCACTGGCAGGAGTTTGGTTAGGCGCCGTGTATGTAAATGAAAGAATCGGAGAAATGTGCAAGTGGTTGAGAAGCCAGTTGTATGATCGACCAAAGGCGCGGTTGTTAAGTGTAATTTCCCACGTCTTGTCAAACTCGATCATATCTTCAGTCCACTCAAAGCCAGCCGCGTAAGTCTGAATACCGACCGTCGCGGGCACACCCTTAGCAAGCGTACCGAATACAACCTCGCCGCCTTCAAACTTTTCCAAAAAGACGACGTTTGCCTGTAGAGTATTTTCGTTTAGCTGGACAGCCCCACCAGGGAACGGGCCACCAATGAACTCGTAAATCGGCTGGTACAGAAGTGGGGTATCAGCAAGGCCGAAGTCCACGTCTACACGAACCTTTTCCAGCAAGTCCATAGAACCCTGATCCGTGGTAATCATTTCTCGAACCGGCTTTTTCAAAGTAACCAACGGAAGTTCGTCAATTACCTTCTGAGCCTGAGACTTCAAACCGGCCATTTCGTAGATTCTCTTGCCGTTGTTTACCTCAGGCTCGTAAAGCCGATGAACAAGCTTCACGTATTCGTCGTTTTTCATATTCTGCTTTCTCCTATCCTAAGACTTAGGCACCCGAGGGGCCAACGTTCAGAATACGAACAGCCGCATAATTGTTTGCGTCCTTTGTTTCCTCAACAACCGCACAAGGAAATTTGTGCGTAGCAGCAACAAAAGCAACAAGGTCAGTATCCCCCCGTTGGAATGTCGCAGTGGCGGCGGTACCCCAGGCAAGATAATCACCTTTTGCCGCTGTTAGACCGGACGGAACCTTGACATACCAAATACGGTCAGGTGCAATTTCCATATCGCCCTTACGAGCCTGTCCCGCATCTGCCGCTGCAACGTTGTTAAGTGCAACGCCTGTGAGCCCACCTACACGGTAAAGATCACCAAATGTAATAATACCGGCAGGCCAAGTAATACCACCCTGAGTTGCTCTACCATCAGTTTTCAACTGTCCCATAGTTACACAATCTCCTTTGAGTTAACTTCTCTAATGCTTCTCGGATACCTCTCGCTCAAAGTTTTCAACTTAGAGCCTCAATCAAATCGTCCTTAGACGAGTAATCGTCAGGATCAACGCCCATCGACTGTGCATAGGCGTCCCATTCATCTCTGGTAGCCGACTTTGCAGGCTTACCATCGCCAGAGTCTGCGCCTGCACCCTTAACTGCACCGGCAGCTACAGCCTCAGCACCATAGTCCTCTGGAATTTCAAGAGGATGGTCTTCAATTGCTACCAGCCCTCCGCCTGAGGTAGCTGGATCAGGCGATCCATAAGCAGGAGGGCCAAGAACTACAGGCTTCATTTCCATATCTTGTTCATCCTCCTGAAGATTAGGAAATAGCTTCTCTGAAGGCTTTTCCATTTTTACCTCCGTCCCTGGCCTACTGTAGTTACAGAGATGTTTTCATTCTCTGTACCTGGCGTAAGCTCATCGTGACCACTACGGTCGCCACCCTTAGGTGCCGGTGATCGACCCCCACCAATTTCAGTTCCATCAATAACCTTCTTCAACTCTTCATCGTCATTGATCTTGGAATTTACCATTTCCTCGATCTTTGTTCGAGTTTCACCCTCGTCCTCCACGTCAAAGGTTTCCATTTCAGAAACCATCAGACGCTTAACAAGGACACGGGCATTCTCATTCTTGAACTTCTTTTCAAGAACCTCTGTAAGCACACGATCCTTTGCATCCTTAGCAGCCTTCCTTGCCTTGTCCATAATTTCACTAATGGCTGTAAGAACATCACCGTCCTCGTCAAGCTTAAGGCTCTTGCGAATTTCAGTTAGCATATCACCGCTAGGCTTAAGCTCGTCAACCGTGGCAGACATTTCAGACACCTGTGTTTCCAAAGGCGCTTTTACAGCTTCCTCGATTGTCTTGACGAGAGCAGGATTGTGTGCCCGAAGCTCATTCTCCTGAAGGGCTGCAATCTCTTCTGGCTTCACTTCACCACTCTCCATTTCACTTGTAAGGCCGACAAGAGAAGTTTTCATACCTGCCTTGCCTGGCCTTGAAAGGTCAATTGACTCTAGATCAAAGTCTTTTACAGATACACCCCCTTGGATTCGTTCCAGCAAAGCGTCACCGCTTACTGAAATTGTACGGACTAGCTTACGCTTCAGGTAATCTCGAGCCTTTGTTCCTGGGAGTACATAACTCTTTACAAGCAGCTTGGTTTTGTCAGAGGAAGTTTGCAACCCCGCCTTTACCCAATGAAGTTGAATGTCAGGGAATGAAAAACCTTCGTCCTCTGGCTTAATGTGCCCCATGTACCCAACTACCGGCTCTGACGCCCCATTGATTTGCTCGCGTATTTTGTCAAGAACTTCAGGCGACCAATACCGACGAGACTTAGACCAACCTGATTCAATTACAAAAGTGGCGAACAGTGGGTCATCGTCGCCCTGAGTAATTTCATTAACTTGATCCTCAGACAATGGAACCAGCGTAGTAGAGCCTGCCGCCATTTCTGAAACGACAGTGCAATCAAATACGTCTTGAATTTGATCGCTCATTACTACCTCTTCCGCAATCTGCTTCCAGCGGCTTTAATCGTCTTCTTTCCCTTGGCAAAGGAAACATTGCTTCTAAGCCCTGCAAGCGGACGCCCTAGATTTCCAACTAGGTCAATGTGTGTAGTTGTAATTTTCTTAGCCCCCGGCTGTGTACGACCGTCAGCAGGATCATTTACTCGCAAGGTACGCACACTGTCCTTGCCACGCGGCCCAGGAACAAAACCCTTAAAGCCGGGACGCCCTACGTTTTTACTGTCTTCCGAAGATGTAATTTTTGCCATGTTACCTCACCTTCAGGCTGTTAGAGTGATTACCCGGTGTTCTACTTCCCTTTTGAGGGCCGAATTTCGTTTCCTTGCCCACCCTGGATTTACGAATTGTTCTATCGACCGACAAAACAGAAGTGCTTTTTCCTTTTGCCATATTACCCCCTGACTAGATTCTTGACGTAGTTGATGTGAATTTCCTTTACGCCTCTTGGAAGTTTACGCTTTTTCACTATCCTCTGCTTTTGCTTCACTACTTAACCTCAAACTCCAACTTGTCCTCTCCCGATACGTTTCCACGAACCTTTGCGACACATGGGCCTTTGTAGTGCATTGGAAAAAGCAAAGTACCGTTACCGTCGTTGTCTATGGTCTTATCCACATCAAACTTTTCATCCTTCTTAGGGTTGAAAGACGAAAGGGTAGCCTTGTCACCCTTAATAATGAACTCTTCGTCGCCTTCAATATGCCAAGCAACAACAACGGCCTTCTTTTGTTCCTTAACTCTCATTGCCATTTTCATTTTCTCCTTTTACGTCGTCTACCAACACTTGCTGCGATCTGCTTCGGATTTCTAGCGCCTCTTGCGACTGCTCCATATCTTTTACGAGCATAACGTTTTTTCAATCTTAACTTTCCAGGTCGGCCCCTTTTCACTCGTTGTTCCCATTTTGTCCTGACGTAACAGGGGTTGGGGGAACATTTGCAATTTCTGGAACAAAGTTTGCTTCCGCGTCGGCAGCCTCCTGTGTCGGATTTTTCATATTCGGAATGAACTGTCGTAGAAGCTCGCGGTAAGTAGAGTCTGAAATAATCTTTCTTCCGGCAGCAACTTCCAAACCCATGATAAGGAATTGCAATGCCTGGTTGAATGCAGCCTGATCTTCAATACGAATGATTTCCCAAGTAAGGGTCGCCTTGGTAGGTGAATCACCATTGATTTTCATTACCATCTTCAACAACTGTTGAATGTGCTTGTTGTAATTTCTACGCTTGCGACCAATCTTCTTAGCCCACGGTAGCGTCTGCGCGTTATTTGCCTGATTTGCAGAACCGGCTTCAATTGTCATAAACGCCCATCGCGGAGTCTCGCTAGCTACGCAAATACAGTCCATTAGGAAATCAGCAAGTGTCTTAGTATCCCCGAGCACAGACTTGGCTTCAAGGAACTCTGCATCCTCTTCAGACTGAAGGAACAGAATTTCCTTTCCTTTCCAGTTAACCACTGAATTGGGCTTGACTTTTCCATCTTCATCGAGAGCTTCAGGGAAATTGTTTTTAATGAACGGCTGCACGTCCTGAATCTTCAACTTTGTTTTTGGGATCGAGTGATACTTGTGCGCCTGTAGTCCCTGCTTCAAAACATCGTGGAAAGCATGAATCAGTGGGTTTACAACTTCAAGCTCGCTTTGTCCACCCTTCAGAGTTGAATCGTATTCATTGTAAACTTCTACAATGGGAACAAAGCCCCAAGTATTCGTCATATTCCAGTCAGTTAGTTCTTTCCGATCTGTGGTATCAAAATACTGAAATTTTTCAGGCGTAATGATTTCCAGAATCTCATGTTCTTTCATCCTGGGAAGCACACCCTGAATATAGTCACCCGGTTCCTCAACCATTTCAATCTTGTGCTTGATAATTACCTGAGCAAGGATATTTTCATTCATTGGGTCACGCTCAATCACAATTCGTTCCGGGTCTACAATCACAAGGCGACAAGCGTCAGACTCTTCTTTTGTCATCAGCACATCATCAAGTATCGGGTCTTGCTGTATACGAACAAATGTCGTGGAGTCCCTGAGCGAATTGCGAAGCATTTGTTGAATTTCCGCTGCCCAATGAACATGCAAGCACTCGTTAAGAAAGTCGTCTAGATTTTCATTATCTGTGGACGCGGTTGGGTGCCCTATAAAGTCAACCTGAAGATCAATGATTGGCTTTGTGAAAAAAGCGCCTAGCGAAACATCACTGTTCAGGTTGCCATAAAGCTGTCGAGCACTGTCGTAACTGATAACTGTATTCTCATAGGTTGGGCCGTCGTTAAAAGATATTTGACCCGACATTTTGAAATTAGAACGAAGGCCAGACCAGGAAATCGGCCCCCATGCTCTAAATATCTGCTCACGTACTTTCTGCCAAGCTCCCATTTATTCCTCCTGGCCTTTCTTCTCTGTTTCCTCAGCTAAATAGCTTTCCAAATTTTCAATCATTTGTGCCGCCTCTTCTTGCTTATCAGGAGGCAATTGACGAAGAGCTTCCATTAAGTCTCCGTCGGCACCAATGGTGGTTTTATTTTCATTTACATTGTGGACGTTTGCCTCAGACTTGCTGACCTTGGATACGCCTGTGCGGTCGAGCACTTCAGAAGCAGCCTTCAAAATCATGCCGTCGTCAAGCGATGAGCGCATTACGTCCACAATGGCCTGTACCGCTTCGATTGAGTAACCCTGTAACAACTCTAGGGCGGCACCGGGGAGATTCTCCTGAAGGCTCTGAAGCCTCTCTGCAACGTCTTCCTCTATCAGTAGCTCTTTTACCTGCCCACGTGAGATTCCGACCACACTTCCGATCTGTGTATTGGAATACCGGGACAATTTCAAAACAATGACCATATCCTTGATATGGTCTTTCTCACCAGGCAAAATAGTGGACTTAATATTCATTTTTTGCTTGTAACGACGACGAACGCGCTTTGCGCTTTCCCTACCTGCACTAGCTCGATCTTCGGGGGTTCGCCTAGGCAAGAACGCTCGACTTTCCGAATGCATTAGAAATCTCTGAGGAAATTTCAAGAGTGGGACTTCTCAGGGTAGCAATCCGCTCGAACATATCCGCGTGATGCCAGTGGTCAGGATTCTTGTTCTTTTGCCAGAACGCTCTAATCCTGCCCTGAGTATCTTCTTTTTCAACTCTAACCATCTGCATCATGTGGTGATAGAAACCGTTGTAGTCCTTGTTAGCTAGAAATTCGCCCTGCTCGCGAGCGTTCCCAGGAAGGATTACTCGACCGTCCATGTAATCTTTGATTGTTGTATCGAAAGCCATTGTGCGATCAATTACACATTTCCCTGCTTCGCCAAACTTCTGAGGGAACCAAACCGCAATTTCCTGAGTCGCGGGACGGTCTAATTCAAACCCTAGCCACACACGACCCTGATACTTGATCGAAAGGTCACGCGCTGCTCTCTTTTCAGGATGCGCGTCAATTACAGCCACAAAACTGTTTAATGAAGCAAAGAAGTTGTCTAGCTCGTTCCACTCTTTGAAAATCTTCATAGCCCAGGTGCGGCGCATCCCCGAGCGCGTGAGAGTAGATGCCTTCACATGAATAGACATTCCCACATCGACACCAACATAAACCGCGCTCTCAGGAATCCCGCCAAGCGTATGACCTGGCATTACACAACCGTCAAGAATCTGTGCTGTGAATTTATCCCCGGCAGCGACATACGGACGGCCTAGAGACTGATTGTAAAAACTCTTCAGTTTCTTAGCGTCACGCTGACCGAGATACCAACCCTTAATAATTTCATATGTGGTCTGTGAGGGAGAGTTAAACTGTGTGATTTTGTAACCACGACTACGACCAGTCAGGTTTTGAGGAACCCACCGACCAAAAGCGTTTGCAACCGTGCGTTCCCAATCTTGAAATTGGCGATGACAAAATTCGCACTCGATTACACACTCATCAGCCGTATCCCCGAGCTTCATATGGTCTTCAAAGTCAAGAACTTGAAAACGATTACAGCCAGGGCACGGTATCTCCCACAAGTGCTGATCGGA